TTCTCATACCTTCATCTGTTTGTCCTCTTGCATAGAATAAGCCTATTAACAAAATCATGTTTCCTAATGTTAGCCATGTTGGCAATATCTCTTTCAATTGTTGTTTTTTTTCTTGTGTCATTACTGGGATGATTAATTATTACTACGTTATATTTGTTTTTTGCTCTACTACAGTTAAACCAATAGCGCCTAATCCACTTCCTAACATTCCCCAAATCATTTCTGTTGGATATTCAAGCAATTTCTTTTCGCTATAATAAGCGTGGCACCATAAGATAAAATAAACGATATTCATCGCTACACCAATCCAAATAAGCCTATTAGCCCAAATTCTTTTGATGCTGATTTTACCATTAATATCTTTTAGGTACTCTGTCATTTTTAATTATTATTATGAAAGTTTTGTGTTATTTCAAAGTCAAATAGCCTTTCTACATTTTCATCAAAATCATCTGTATCATTCCACTTACAGAATAAAGCAGCTCTATAAAGAGTCGCTATTTCTAAAGGGTCGTAATCATTCGTAGTAAAGCTTACTAATGCTGATTCAGGTGCTACCAATTCTATTTCTGAATTAGACATCAGCTTTGTAATTAAAGCGTTTTCCAATGCAGTAGCATCTGTTTCTTTTACCAAAAATATGATATCCTGAATATCTGTATAAGTCTTTCCTTTTGGAAAACGTATTACAAAATTCAATTTGCTGGTATCACGATCTATTCTTTTGATTTTATTCTTATCCATTTTTATCGCATTTATATTTTGAGTTATATTTTTCGGTTAGATATTGTACTACAAAATTAGTAATCTTATATTTTGTGAGATATTCAACTTTCAAATATTGCACTATAAAATTAACATTAATATATTTAATCAAATATTGGTGGTCTACATAATGCACTTCATAGAAGCATTTAACGTCTAAACCTCGTTTACCTAATAGTATTCCACTTACAATAGAAAGTCCATTAGAAGTGCCTGAAAGAGCTGTAGATTGCGTTAAGATACCTATCAATATAGTATCTCCATCAATCGTTCCGAAAATAGGGTTTGTTTGATATAGTCCTGCAATCAGTTCTGTAACACCATTACTCTCTCCTGATAATAAGCCTATAGCTGATAGTATTCCTTGTGTTGTAGCTGTTCCATTAGCAATCCCAGCCATAGCATCGCTAATAAGAATACCTTCTGTTGAGGCCTGTCCATTGGAACTACCAGCTATTGAGCCTACTCCTTCTAAGAAACCTAATAAAATTGTTAGTGATGAACTACTACCCTCCAATGCTCCTATAGACTTTATAGAAGCACTGGTCGTAGTAACACCATTCGATATACCTAATAATAATCCTTTACCTTTAAGTATTGAGGTTATCGTTGTTAATCCATTAGAAGTACCTATTGTATTTGATAGTGCATTAAGAATAGCAGTAACTATACTTAACGTATTTATTTCTCCGTTTAAATTTCCTTTAGCAGTAAGAATACCATTTGTTGTAGTGCTACCATAAGAGTTTCCATTTATAGCATTACTTGTAAGTATCCCTTCTGTTGTTGCCTGACCATTGCTCTCTCCAATTATAAAAGCGAATGAACTTATAATTCCTTCTACATACGCAAAAGCGTTGGTAACGCTTTCAAGTAGTCCTAAACCTGTTAATGTAGCTGTTGTAATCGTAGTAGTATTAACCACTACAGAGCCTTGTAAATTAGAGTTTAGTAACCCTGATAATAAACTACTACCATTTGAGGTAGCTGACATAGCACCACTACCGATAGTAGCAGTTGTTGAGGCAGTGGCGTTAATAGTTGCGTTCAGTGATCCTTTTGCTAAGAGTACTCCAGAAATCAAAGTGGCACCTTGACTCGTTCCTTCATTAACTCCTAATCCATTTAATGTTGCTGATACTGACGATGAACTATTAACGCTTGCACTCAAACTCGCTTTACCAAGCAATACACCAACAGAAGTCGTCAGACCGTTGGATTCAGCATGAATTTGCGTTATAGCATTTAATAAACCTTGTAATGTTGTTACTGATGTAATTTCACTTATAAGTGAACCACTTGCAGTTAATATACCGAAGGTTATTGTAGTTGTATTGACAACTACAGAACCTTGAAGATTTGAATTTAGTAAACCTGATGTTGAAGCCGTATTATTACTAACAGCACTAATACTTACTATTTGTGAAATAAGACCACTTATAGTAGTACTACCATTAGCAGTACCAAAAATAATATTAGATACTAATAAGCCTTCTATCGTACACTGTCCAATAGATTGTCCAATACATTGTCCGATAGCATTTAAGATACCCTCTTCGGTTGATTGGTTGAAACTCAACCCATTCAACTCCCCTTTTGCTTGTAATATTCCAGAAATTGTTGTAGTACCATTGGTAGTTCCTACAGCTTGAAGTGAAGAAGAAAGTAAACCTATAAGTTGATTAGTTGCATTTGAAGAACCAACAAGTGCACCATCACCTGTTAAAATACCAAAAGTGTTAGTCGTTGTATTAACGATAACACTCCCTTGTAGGTTAGAATTTAGAAGTCCTGCACAAGAACCTAAACCATCGGCAGAACCAACCAGCTTTCCCTTTGCTAAAAGTATAGCTGTAAGATTAGTAGATGTATTGATTGCACCAACTAAATAACCTCTTGCATTTAGTACACCACTAACAGTTAAAGCAACATTAGATACAGCTTGTACAATCCCTTTAGCTGTTAAAATAGCATTAGTCGTAGCAATGCCATTTATAATTCCATCAATAGGCTGTATGATAACTCCATTAGCCAATATCCCTTCTGTAGTTGAAGAAGTATTAGAAGCGCCATTCATTTTAGCTATACCTCTTAAAATACCTTGTGTAGATACTATAACATCAGAAATACCAAATATTTTAGCGTAACCTAATATAACACCAACGGTTGTAGTAACACCATTTGATACACCAAAAGCTTTTGCATATGCATGAATAACTCCTGTAACTGTAGCAATACCATTAGAAGCTACATAAATTTTTAAAGTTATAGAAGTAACCGTTGTAGTAGTAGAACTATTAATAACACCTATTAAATTTGCCTTACCTTTTAAAATACCTACTGTAGTGGTAACATTATTTATAACACCTCTAAGAGCTCCACTATTTTCAGCTTCCGTTAAAATACCTGTAGTTGTAGTTCCAGATACGATCTCTTCAAAAGTAGCAACTACAATTTGAGTTCTATATACTTTAGCTACTGTTCCTATCTTTATTAGAGTAAGATAAGTAGGTGATACTTTTTCTCCTAAGCCATCAGTATAAATTTCACTACGGATATTGGTATAAGTGATTACATTACTTTTCCATAGAATAACTTCTAATGCTTGAATTTTAGCCCAAGTCCAACCACCTGTAGGTGTATTTAATATGTAGTTATCCGTAGAATCCATTCCTAATGAATCTATTTCTACATCCATTCTTGCTGCTACATAATCAATAGGAATAGCTAATAAAGGTGCATTTGTACCCTCAATTTTAACATTATTAAGAGTATTACTACCTTCAGTAGATGTAGAACCATAAGTAGCAAGACTCCCATCTTGTATATTTATTTCGTCAGTCCAAACCCCATCAGCATCAAGTGCGGTAGCATCACTCCCATCGAAATCATAAGTATAAATTAACCTCTTATTTGTATTACCAGAAATTTCCCCACTTACTTGAACAGTTAAATTACCTGTGACTGTTATTGCAGAAGAGGATAAACCTATTAATCTATTATTAAGGGTAGTAAAACTTCTAAAGGCACTCCAATCACTCCAATCAATACCATCAAATGCTCTTGCTCTCCAATAGTGTTGTGTTACTGCGGTTAATTTATTAGCACTTTGAACCGTATAACTTATTTTCTCATTATTATTAAACGGATGCGTATCTCCACCATTAACAGTATTTAAAAAACCTGCATCGGGTACAGAAGATAAGGCATTTATTAAAGGTGTAGAACCTTGACTGTCAAATGTATTAACAGTATCAATCTGAACTTCATATTCTAAAGTATCTAAATCTACATCAGAACCCGTAAATTCTAATTTTGGGGTTAGGCTTTGCCCTATAGCTGAGTTAGCTGGTGTATTTAAAACTATTGTTGGCTTAAAATTAGGTGGCGTATAATCAACGGTTATAGAAATCGAATCTATTGAATAGGTATAAATCGTTCCATTACCACCTTGTGCCGCTTGAACTCTTACTCCAAAATTAGCTCCTTTTAATTGTGCTAATGTTGGAAGAGTAGGCATATTATAATTCCAATTCGCAAGAGTTGTGCTTGTAGTAGGAAACACTTGTTGATTATCTCCAATAGCACCAGTTACCCCTGCTGTTAAAGCTGCTGCAACCGTAACATCAGCCCAAACAGAACTACGCCATTGCCCTGAAGTATTAGCTGAGGATATTTTTACCCAATTTGTAATCGTAACATAATTTATTACTGATCCCGTTGGAATAGCTGAAAAATCAAAACCTCTCCAATTCGTAGCAAATTCTCTGTTTCTCGGTTTACTATCTGTATTAGTGGCAAAAACTCCATCTGTTGCATACGCATTTTGTGGATTAGTGAAGTTATCATTAAACCCAGTTGTTAGTGTAAACGCTGATGCAAATTTTGTTAATATAGCCATAAACCAATATTGAAAAGTTTAAAAAAAGCCAACCCCAAGGTAGCACATTGAGGTCAGCTTTAGTAATAAGATTACAAGGTTTAGTCCTCGTTCACATCTAATGCTCCAATAGCAAATTCAGGTGTGATACCAGCACTAACAGCTAAGTCAGAAGTTAACTGACCCCAATACAAACGTTGAGCATCTGCTGTAGTTGTATTGTCCTTCCAGATAGCAAAGTAACGTACTGTTTCAGAACCAGCTGAACAAGCACCAAAAGTAACTGCTGCTGTATTAGAAGCGTTATTTCCTGCAACGGTCCAACCACCAGCTGTACGTGGTACGGCTACACCTCTTGCTACATACCCTGTGTATGCACATTCAGTACCGATAGTAGCATCATCTACAACTACGGCAGAAGTGTACAATCTTACATAAAGGTTTCCAGGTGCTGCTGCTGCAGGCAATCCTGTAGCATCACCTACATTGGCGATAGATGTGTTGTTGAACAAATGTTGTAACAACTGTGTTTCGAATGAATTTGATTTACTCATGATTTAAAAAATTTAAGGATTATTATTAATATTCAAATTTACTATTTTTATTTTTAATTAATTTTACTATGTTATAAAGTCACAAGGGGAATTTGTTTCATCTACAATAATAGTTGCTCCTATTAATTGTAAAGGAGCAATAGATGTTTTAGCATATCCATTAATTTTTGTACCGCATATATAATATACTTGTAGACTTCCATCAGGAGAACTTGCATCTGAAAGCAATTGATTAAACCTTTTTCTTACACCATTTTGTATAGATGTATTAAAATCTACATACCAATCTGATAATTTTTGTCCTTCCCATAATTCATTTGGATTTATCGTAATTATAAATTGAACATTTACTGACTCTGCAATAGTTTTACCACATACGTAACAATCTGTAACACTTATAATTGATCTAGCAAGGAAAGTAACACTTTCATTAAGCCATATATTTCCTTTCACTTGATTGTTTCCATATTCATCAACATAATGTACAACACCACCTAACAAATGTTGAGGGTCTCCAAATTCATATATACCAGTATAACAACGTATTGTTGCTTGTGGAGATAATGTTCCTGGAACATAAGAATTAGCAATACTACGACCTTCAAGCTTACTGTTTTTAACTGTATAAGCAATAATATTAGAACTACCATTAGCACTACCACTTATCTGTATTGTTGTTCCTGTAGCTTCTGTAGGACTTAATAATGTAGCATCAGCGATAGTTGTTTTACCATTTGATACACCAACCATTGTGTCTTTATCCCATATATTACCATATAGCATTGTATCACCATTAGATACACCTATAATAAATGTTTTTGTTAATTGAGATATAACACCTATAACGGTCATATTCGTAGTGCTAATAGCTTCTATGAATGTTACACACGTTAATTCTTCTTGTGCTCCATCAGTATTTAAAACAGAAGGATCATAAACACCTTGATAAATAGTTCTCATTCCACAATTTGTCATAGCTTCAAATGCTCCACCATTTTTAATAGCACCAAGTTGATTCCATTGTTCTTCTGTTGGGAAAGCATCATCACCTCTTGCTTCTAATACTCTATCAAAATATTCTTCACGATACATTTGATATTGATTAGCAGCTCCCTTACGCATAAATACTTGTTGAGAATATAATCTATAAACAGCATAAGCTACTACAGCATTAAGTCTGTTTCTTGTAGTAAACGGATTGCCATTTTCATCTAATAGAAAACCTAAATATTTGAAGTCTAATTTGTCAGGACCGTTATCATAAAGTTGTAATACATTTCCTTGAACTACTCCTAAAGATAAATCTCCAGCACTCCATTCAGATAAAAAATCAAAAGGAACTATTAAACGATTTCCATCATATAATTGGTCTCCTTTAGTATATTCTTTTTTCTTTAAAACAACGACACCACCATAACCGATTTCATTCTCCACGTTGAATATAAATCTTTTTATTCGATTGTAATAAGGTCGTAAGTTACCATAGCCAGTAGCATCTTTGATGTTTTCTACAATCTCTTCAAAATATACGATTCCGCTTGTCATTGTATGTATAGTTTATTGTTTAAATTCAATTGCTCTAAAAATTTTGAGGTGTCCATTAATAAAGCTACATCATTATCTTCTTTGTATTGTTTCTCTAGTGATGTTATTTTTGAGTTCCCTCTTAATTTTATTATCTTAATGTTACTAAAGTAATTAAAAGCTGGTCTTAAATACCATACCCAATTAATAACATCTGTAACAACACTCTCTGATTTTTTTCTTAGAAAGTTAGCTCCTTTAACTTTTACTATCTCTCCTGATAATGGAAAGTAAAAAGGCTCTTTACTCTTGTAGAAATCTTTAAAATAAATATCTAAATACGTTTTAACAATGCGCATATGTAATTTCTCATCTACAGGTACTTTCTTCTTTAAAGTCTTTAACCCAAAAAAGAAATGTTTAGGAAAGAAGTGTTTTCCTTTCTTAAATTTCTCATAGAAATAATCTATACCAACATTATTGCTGTACTTGGCCTTGATCATGGTATCTTAAATTATCATTCTTAGCATTCGGTACTTGGTCTGGTTTTGTACTTAATATAATATTAAATTCTCTTTTAAGAACTTCATTTTTTATCTCCTGTATTAATTCAGGTGGACAAGGATATGCATCTTTAGTCCAATCATAATCAATAGCATCATCTGGATTGTCTAATACTGCTGACATCATTATCTTATCTTTATTATTGACTAAACAAGATAGCATCGTCTTATTTGAGTTCCCTCCATTCATAGCATATGGTGATGGGTCTGGAACACGAATAGTCAATACAGAATTAAAGACTTTTGCAGAAGCTAAAAATTTATTGACAGGGTTTTTCTTGTTTAAATGATAATCTTCTTCTGAAAGAATTGTGATGTTTTCAAAACCTGGACTTGTTAGTTTCATTCCAAAATTATCATATAAACCTATGATACTTGGAACTACTGATATCCATTCTAATTTATTTAATCTACTAAACGATAATGGCACTGACTGAAAACAATCATCTCCAATCAATCTACCTTCAAGAGTAGATTTGCTTATTAAGTTTGCTCTATGTGTTCTTAAATAAGAACGAATACGTCTTTCTGTAATAACTTCATCATTGCTTAATTCAGAAGCTCTAACAGCACTTAATAATTGATATACAATACTTTCTTCAGTTGTTCCCATTAGTTACGTCTATGTCTATATGTTTCTTCATTTTTAAAACCTAATTCAGCTCTTGGGTCAGCAGTCGATACAAAAATATCTTTGATAAGTATCTTTATAACTTTCTCTGTTGAGTTGTCTGGTAAGTCTACTGCAATTTCAGTTTCTATATCATCTTGTGGCCCAAACTTCCCAAAAGTAGGTTTCTTAATATAAGCTCCTTGTAAATGAGTTGGATTGCCAGGTGATAATATCTTAAAGTAATTAGCATATACTGAAAGCAATGGATATTCGGCACTTGGTTTAGTGTCAGGGTCTATAGTGTAAATTTCGTCTTGACCATTTCTTATCAATGTAGTTTCTCTTACTTGAACATCAGCATCTACTACTTTAGCAGTAAGTAAATGAACATAGTCTTTAGGCGTTGCTACAACTTTAAAATCAGGGTTTTCACTATCTTGTACTACAGGTAATTTAAAAGGCTTATACAGTGTTGATAAATCATCTCTTATTTCTTGGGTATTCTCCACATACTTTATCGTTTCTCCTATGAAGCCATATGTAGCCGCTTCTAATTTACTCATTACATAAGGAATGGTAAAAAAATCAGAACCAATCTTATCAGTTCCATCTAATACTTTTTTATAAAGATAATCTACTGTATAAGCCATAATAAATTATGTTAATTGTTTGTACAATAATGTTAAGATTTCTGTTTTAACTTCTGGATGCGAATCAAAGAAATTTGTAACAGCTTCTTGTGAACCACCAATAGGTGTATTATTGAATCTATATACTCCTGATACAAACTCGATAACTTTCAAGCGTACCATTTCTTTAAATTCATAAGTGTCTTGTGCCATATCTATATGCTTTATAGCTTGATTAACAGCTTTAGCATTAGACATAGAATTTCTTGCATATGCTTTTAACATAGAACGCAATGATTTTTTCTCTGTTTCAGAATCAAATCTTGGAACCCTATATGTTAAATTAAGATGAGCCATAATGTATCTAAGTTTAGTCAATGAGATTGCTTTAGTACCTCCATCTAAACTTAAAAGACCTACCAACTTATCTATGTAATCTTCTTGTTCTAATCTTCCTACTTCTTCGTAGTCAGTATAAGTCAATGTTAATTTTCCTGTTACTTTTTTTGCTAAAATTTTAGCATCTAAATCAGGAACTCCAGATACTGCAACTTCAGGGTGACATAATAACCAACTTATTAAAAGCTTTTCATTTTCATTTTCTTCTGGCTTTAATATTCTGACAATCTTGTCTATCATTATTCCTTGTAACGCTTGGTTATCAACATTTCTTAAAAATGTTTTCTGTCCATTGAAAGGATTTGAATAAGTTCCTAAATGATATCCACCAAAAGCAGATGAACCTTGACTGTTCCCTACTCTGTAGACTAATTTCCATTTCCCTTTAATGTCAATAGTGTGCCACGCTTGCGGCTTTCTAATCTTTTCTTCTAAATTTTCCATTTGTTTTCTGATTTTTATTTAATTAAATGAATGAGGGGAGCAGTATTGCTCCCCTTATCCAAAGGTATTCTAATAATGCCAAACAGCAGCTTTCTCACTGGCTACAGCTTCAGCTTGTAAAGCACCACCAGCAAACTTCGCAGTTGCTTTTATGATACCACAACTTTCAGTTGAGTATATAATTGGTAATACTTCACTTAATAAGTCAAAACGACCACCATCAAATCCACTAAAAGCAACAGAAGAGTTGTTTCTTGATGCATCTAATGAGTGCATACCATCAATATATTTTGCTCTCAATTCTCTATCGTTACGAGCTAACAAGTCAATGTTAGAAACACCGTTTACCATAGATGCATTAAGCACATACATTGTTCCAGTACCTATGATACCACCATTTTGTGGTGCAAAGGCTGGGTGGTTAGATAATTCATCTTCAATAAAGATAATATCATTCTCTAAGTACGTGTACTTATCAATAGTGAAACCAACTTTATTTGAAGTTCCTGTTCTTTCGTTAAATACCATTCTGGTATTGTTAGTAGAAGTAACTCCTGGTTGTGAGAAACCAATAAGTAATTTAAGCGCTTTATCAATCTTGATATGAGCTAACTTATCTCCTAAAATAACAAACGTATTTCCAGTAGAACCATTCGGAGCTCTTTGAGCAAGAATAGTAATGAACAATTCAATAACAGCGATATCTAAATCATTGTTAGGATCATAACCAATAGTGAAACTATCCTCTAATTGAGGAATCCAACCATCACCAACTACAGGAGCAACAATACCCATAGAAGAAGTGAAACCTTCTAATGTAAGTAAGTTAGTACCGTAATTTTCGTACCATGAATGAGAACTTGGGTCCATTGACATTCTTGAATGACGAGCACCCATTTCCATATCAATAGCGTGTTTCTCACGTAAGTCCATAACAGCTTCTAATTCCCACATAGTGGCTTTAGTTTCATCGTTATAGATAATCGCAACTTTTTGATTTAAAGCTGAACCAGTAATAGTCAACGTAGCTCTTGAAATAAAAGAATAGTTAATTCTCCATTTAGTACGTCTTTCTCTTTGGAAACCTCTTTCAGAACCTTCACCAAATCTGTTACCAGCTTCACTTAATAATTCTCCGGCTGCTAAATGATCCGCATCAAAAAGTCCTGATTTAGAACTTACTTTACCATAAACTACATAGTGATCTCCACTTGCAGCTTTTTTTGAACCACCATCTGGTCCAATATCTCCAGCAACGATAATACTTGTTCCCAAGTAATTTCCTAAAGCAATAACATCACCTTCATTATACTTGTCACCAAATATATTGTTAGCAGGGTCATGCATTACAGATATAGCACATAATACGTTATGTGAAATATCAGCTGCTACAGTAACTCCAGTTCCATAAGTTACACCAGCACCTGATGCTGTCATATCAATAATAGATGCAAGTTCTGCTTTTGATGTAGAGAAAGTAGCTTTCCCCCAAGAATAAGCAGGGATAAACAAAGAGCCTTTATAAGCTATACGAAAAGCATTATCATGAATGCTATTAGAAGCTTTCATTACTTTTCCATTTTGAGCACCCATATTCACACGACCTGTAGCATAAAGCCAGGAGATGAATTTGTTTTTAGTTGCGAATAAATCAAAAGATTTATTTTTGATTTCCATATGCTTTGCCATATTAACGGTCAAAGACTTATCTTCAGTGTGTATTTGCGGATTAAATCTCTCGCTAATACCTCTTAATAATGTTCCCATTTTTAAATTTTTAAAGGGTTTATAAATTGTTTTTAAAAATGGTTTAATCCCTAATAGCTTTGCCTTTAGGAATGGCACCTCATATCTTACATTCTTTGAATTTTAAAAGATTTGCTACGGTTAGCTTTGCCTACCGTTTATTTTGCAAACCTTTGTAAAAAACTAAGCTCGCCATCATCGCTGTTTTTGGAGGTGTCGCCCCCTGATTTGCCTGGTTCAGAACTTGACATTCCTAACTCGTTTAGAGCGCTCTGAACTCCAGCATTAAAGTTTGGTTTCTCTAAGTTTTTCATGATTACCTCACGATATTTCTTAAATAACGCAAACTCGACAGCATCTTTTGGATTTGCTTTCAAATGTTCAATATGTTTGTTTTTGCTAATATCTTTATAGATATTAATCATATCTTCTTTTGTAGGTTGTACACCTAAAAATTTTCCTTGTTTGTAAATGTCATTCAATCCTTCTTGCAAGTTCTGTTTAAAAGCATCAGCTTTTTCTTTCTCACTTAATTGTTTTCCATTTTCATAAGCGTTCACTACTGTTTCTTTTTCTTTTAAAGAATTTCGTAAACTATCTTTAATAGCTTTTGCTGCATATTGCATCATACCACTATTGCTTAATGTTTCCACTTCTTCCTCAATACGTTCTTTTACAAAAGGATCGTTAGGGTCTTCGTTATTATTAATAGCGGCTATCCTCTTATCTTCTGTAACTAATTGCAAATCATTATACTTTGATTCGTTTAAAAGGTCTTTGAAATAAGTGATATAACGTTTCTCTCTATCAATACTTGTTTGCTCATCTTTAGTATCTGCAGTTTTTAGACTTGATTTAAGTTCGTTTAAAGTCTTAAAGTCAGAACCTAATTTCATATTTAATTCTGCCAATTCTTCTGCTTCCTCTTGTGCTAAAGCATCATCATACTTAAAGTCAACGATTTCATCACCATTCGGTTCATCAGCTGCATCAATATCTTTATCGTCAGGATTAATACCTCCAGTGTAAGGAACGTTCTTTTGTTCAAATTGCTCTTTAAACTCATTTTCAAGGGCATCATTTTCTTTTTGGAAATGTCCTTCTTCTAATTGAATGTTGTTTGGGTCCATAATTTTTGTTTTTCTGATTTTTATTTATAACAAATGTAGCAAATATTTAACTATTCACTTTTCTTCTCTTTAGCGATACTATCTTTCTCTGCTTTTAATTGGTCTACACTTAATTTAGCAAGAGTTTGTACTTCTTGTGAATTGATTTTTTGAGTATCATTAAACGTTTTATTGTCTGCATAGATTTGAGCAACCTCAATATTGTTGATGTTTTTCTCTCTTCCTCTTTCATCTATCTTATCTTCAATAGCCATTTCATGAGCCATCTTAGCTTCTTCAGCGGCTTGTGCTGCTTTTGCATTTTCAGCTTGTAACTTTTGGAAAGTACTCAATCCTTTCTCTAAAATAGCTTTACTCTCTGATGCACTTTCTCCCTGAAGTACATTTATCAAATCTAATATTAGTTCTTTATCTGAAGCATTAGATAATGCTTGTTGAGCTGCCCCATCAATAATCTGTTTGTCTTTTTGGTCTTTAAATCTATTACCAAAATAAATACCTAAATCAGAATTAAAGTACTCTTGGAATACTGTAAGGAACTTGGTCTTTAAGTCACCAAATATATATTGGAATACTTGTCCTGATTTGTATATAGACTTAGATTTTATAAGCATTCTACCTAATAGGTCTTGTAGAAATTCGTCAAAAGGATTGAAGTAAACTTCTGTACGTGCATTAGAAGCTTGTACAGCTCTATCTGTTCCACCTTTAGTTTGATACTGCCCTACTTCTCCTTGTCGCTCTTTAGATAAACCTACAAATTTTCTACCTAAATCTTCCATCAACATAAGAGCATCCATAATGTCTTTTACCTGACCTCTATTACTTAAATCTAATGCTGTAAACTGATTAAAAGTAGCTCTGGACTTATGGTCTTTAGAATTGAATAATAACATCTTATCTTTTTTGATGTGATGCAATACTCTGTTTAATGCTTTTCCTGGTCCTTGATCTAAAAACTGCTTTGGTGTTTGAGCCGTATCATACACTAAGATACGCCCATCATTAGCTTTCATTGCAAGTCTTAATTCAAATAGTAAGTCAGAAGCCATTTTTTGTAGCGGTTCTATTTTCGCTACTACAGAACGTATCTCTCCAGTGTACATAGTATTTCTTCCAATAAGACTCACAACAGGTAACATTACTTTCTTCTTGTTATCTATAAAAGATAAACGCTCTTTACACTCCCCATATTTTAAAACCAATTCTGGACCTATCATTTCTACTTCACGAATAACTTCTATCGTAGTTTTTTTAATAACATCACGCGCTCTTGGTTTCTCATCTTTTCCTATCAGTGTGTAAATTTCTTCGCCAGTATGCTGATTAGTATGCACTTTAGCACGTATCTCTTTACGTGACTTCCATTGCATTTTCATAACGCGTATTCTATTTCTACTATTGGTATCGTACCAGTTTCTATAAGAAACTCCAGATTTAGAATTGTTAAAGCCAACACTATCTACACCATTATTTCTTCCGAAATCAAACGGTTCATTGGTAAGCTTTCCACTTTCCATTTTAGCGAATATCTCATCAAGCGTTTTTAATTGCTCTGTATCAAGATTGTATTTGTTTAGAATTTCATTCTTTGTGTAGTAAGGGAAATATGCAAAAATATTAATGTCATTTTGTATCTCTTCATCTGGATTAACATCAATATAACATTCATCATATTTAGCTCTGCGAATAGTTGGGTGTCCATCTTTTTCTTCTATAGTAGCTATAACTTGCTCACTGATAAGATAATCTTGAAGTAAGGTTTTTACTTTTCGCTTTTCTTTAAGAACTTCTAAAAACTGTTCTATGATATCGTCTCCAATTTCTTCCGCTTGGGTCTTATAATCTTTAGCGAAAAATTCTTCTATATCGTCAGGTAAATCTATATCGGGATCTTCTGTTTCAGGAATGAAACCTAATTCGTTTTCAAGCTTCTCATTCTCTGCCCTAAATATTTCTTCATTGATATACTTAACTTTCTCATCAAGTTTTGAATTGATAGCCGATTTATTAATAGAATATAGTTTCTTTCGCATAGGAACAGAAATATACTCACTAACCAATTGGTCTACTACCATTTCACATAATGGATAAATCATATACTCAACACCTAAATCAAAACCATACTGTTTGGTTAAAGAGTCATTGGCTTGTACTTCTTTCGGACTTAGTTCACAAGAATAACGTCTGTAATATTTTGAAATACTATCATTACGTCTTGTGAAAACATCATTACCGATATATTCAATCATTTTGTTAGCGTGCTCTAAATACAACTTCTTTGTCCATTTAGATTCTGGCATCCTTTGATTTGGCAATTCAAACTGTTCGTAAGTCATTTTTTTCTCGTTTTAGGATTTCATTTTGTATTGATTTCTGAAATGGGTCTTCAGAATTGTTTAGCTTTTCTCGTTGCTGTTCTTTCTGTTCCTTTATCTTTTCCTTTTTAATCGCTATAAAGTTAAGATATTTTTCTCTTTCCTCTCCGGTAAGATGTTTTCGTGGGTCAAAGATATCAATATCTGAATTACTGCTTGGACTTAACCCATAAGTTTCAGCTACCAAATTACCAGCACTATCCAAAGTGTAATATTCCATATCTCGTAATACATCACCTTCGTCATATTCCCCATCTAAATCATCAGTGATCTCTTCGAACATATCCAATTTAGAAATTAAACACATTCCTAAAGCCATTGCTATATCCGTATTACCATCTCCATATTCTATCAAATCTAATAAAATTAAATCTAACCAATAATTCATCGTATTATGATTTACTTCGTGCTTTAATAACCTGGTAATAATACCTTTCATTTCTCCTTTTACGTGAACACCATAAGTCTGCCTACCTTTATTAGCGATAGCCTCATTACGTAAGATAGGTTTTAACTTTAGATACTTTTGCGCTCCACAATCTTCAAAGTAATTGATAATGAGAATTTTTGAGTATTCTACTAATGTCTGCATATTGTAACGTACACAGAACTTTAAAGAATTAGAATAGAACGTATCGTCACTACTTGCATCACCACGCTCATACACCAATCCAACAGGCATATTGTAATCTTTAGTAGTTCCATTGAAAACACGATACCCTAATGTAGCACCCATAGAACCTGTATCTTCAGGAACAATCTCATCGTAACTATCTGTACCACCTATATCTGCTGGATAAGGCATTTCATCAGTATTGATAGGTTTTACTATCTCCCAAAAAGTACCGTTTTCATCTTCTATAAAATCTACTTTACTCTTGTATAGAATATGTATTTTGTCTTTTTCCTTTTGTGTTTGACATCTTGATAGTTGAGAGTTTAAAGACTTGTCATAAACCCATTCTAATCTACCCCTTTTAGGTGTGTAAGCTCTAACACCATCATAAAGATTTTGTAGTTGTCCGTTTAAGATAATACGATTCAACTGCCCTCCTGATGTCTTTAGAAATAAATGAGCCTCTTCCGTTGGCCTACTCTGTACCTCTTTGATATAACCATCACGCGATGTACTCGCTCTTTTTCTTCTCTCTAAAATATGCTTTAATGCAGCTACTTCATCTGTACGCCCAGTAATAGGGTTAAAGAAGTTTACATTGTCTTCTTCCTCATCTTCACTATCTACAGAACCAGGATAATATAAATATGCAGGAATAAACAACTTCTTCATATTGTATGCTTCAGGTTTCTCATAGATAATTTTCATATCACGCGAACCCTTATCTACTTCTCCACCTGTTCCATACATTAAAGGAACTCCAAATTGAGTACCACCCTCCATAAAACAAGGCTCACTCGCCTTATATGATTTTATCAAATTGTCTTGTAGTCCTATCTCTTCAAAAATAAAGAACTTGTAACTACCACCCTCAAATGCTGATGGGTCACTGAAAAATGTTTTCACTGTTAATTGAGAATTGATACCAGCATCTTGCTGTACTTTGTTCTCATTGATTTTATAAGACAACTTTAATTCTGTCTTGTTTTTTCTGTAGCTTACTCTATATTCCTCACGTAAATTCTCTAAAGACTTTATAACCTTTTTGAATAAATCTGTAGCCTTATCTTCCTTACCAGCTCCAATAGCTGTTTCTGCATCTAAGAAAAATAACAAGTTGTATAAAGTCATACAGTCACCAATATAACTCAATCCCATACGTCTTGCCTTACCAATAATAATTCCGTAACCTAACAGTCCAGCTTTCTCTATCTCTAAAAAAAGCAAGTGATCTAACACTCTGTAAAATGGATAATCCAATTTCTTCTGTGTAGCTCCTTGCTTTAACATCATTATCTGAAGCATATTCAGATAAAAATAATGTGGACCAGTTATACGTGGATATTTGACACCGTTAATAGTAGGTTCATATCCCTCCAAACAACGCCTATCCTGTTCATCCCAAAAATCATCATATGCTAATGTACCTCGCTCTAATGGTGGTATCTCCTGATAGACTAATGGTGAATAATTACGTGCATCAAAACCATCAATTTCTGGTATCTCAAATTCAAAGTAATTGTTCTTCTTTGTAGTATGATATACTTTAGAACGAACATTTAGATTATTTTTTAAAACACTCTTTGGGTCAAATCGTTTTGTAACTACACTCATTTATTCGTTTAATTTACTTATCAAAGATATATAATTTTAATTTTATTTCCCTTTCCCTTATATATCCCTTTCTTTATGTTCCCAAGTTTTTCCGTATTATAAATATCCATTTATAATGTTTTCAATTTTTTCCGTTTTTAATTTTAAAAAAAGAGAGGCTATACAAGATAACCTCTCTAAAATTGGACAAAGTAAAAGTCAGAAAAAACACTATCCAATTATCTTCCAGCGTGGTAAAAAGAATTTTTATCTTCAGCTTTCTCTTCAAGCCTGGTTAATTTATAACCATTCCTTACAGGTCCTTCTGCGTAAATATCATTCCCCTCATTTGCCCTATTAAAATTATCTATTAATGACTTTATGGTGTTTAACTGCTTGAACAATGACATCATCTTCTCTTCATCACGTACCCTATGAGCTTCCTCTCGACTCCTATTCTCTGGTGTGATAACATAAATATTCGCCTTTCGCAATATAGAGTCTTTTTCCTTTCTGTTTAACTTATCCCATTCTACCTCATTTAAAAGCCTCTTGATGTCACGAAATTCCATTATCAAATCTTCTATGTTATCATCAGTAGCTTCCTCTATAGGTACAAATGTATTCGCCTCTTTCTGAACTTTTATCTCCTTTAACTTCTCCAATAACATAAAGTCTAAAGCACGCTTTTCCTCTACAGTAGCATTATACTGTAACTCATCATACTTTATCAACGCTTTCTGTATCAATTCCTGATTCCACTCAAAAGCCCTACGATTACCATTAGTAGCCAACTCCATAGCCTTATAAGGTCTGTCGTGTTCCCTATAATACATTATAGGCGTTAAGTAATCTACAGTCAATGCAATAGCCGTAAAACAAGCAACACCCAATTCCTCACTGTTGATAATATCTCGGAACTCCTTAACAGCACGTATGCCATCAAACTCTCCATCAACTCTCGTAAGACCAGTAAAAGGATCAAGCTCTACTAAATACATATTACGCCTTTTTTAGTTTTTTGTCCACTATAACCTTAGCATCCTCTATCATATTTTTCTTGTCACTCTCCGCTTTCTTAAACTTATACTCACTCTCCGTTAAATAAATGTCCGGATGCGTATCCTTATACTTCAACAAAAACTTGTTAATCTCCTGAAAACCATATGGCAATCCCATATCTGACTTTAATCGCTTATTCAACTCCGTTAAGGAATCCAATAATGCCGCATCTATCTTCGTTATCTTCGAATATAACTCCTTATGTAACTTGTCCTTCTCAACCTTAGTAATAGCACCATGACTCTCAGCCAAACTCGCCTTTACTCCAACATCCTGTATGTCATACGCCATATTCTGTAACAACTCTACATACACCTGTAACTTATCCGTACTTATAAAACTTATCTTCTTACTCATTATTTCTGAACTTTTAATTTATCTAATACAATATTTACCATCTTCCATAGACAATATCCTTACACCAGGTACATAACACATCGTAGTACTCATCTTCTGCCCTACAGCCTCCTTTAAACACATTAAAACACCTTTGCCTACAAACATAGCCATAGTAGTATGCTCGTAATCTAACGTGTTATTATATGTCTTTGCTATCAGCTTCCACTCATTCAAACCATTCAAGTAATGCTCCGTATGGGAACGAATACTCTCCCTTATCTTATCCTTCTCCCTCTCTATACCCAAAAGCTCTTCTTCCAACTCCTCGGTAAGCTCTAATGGTGCTGAATTGTACTCCGCTGTTTCATCAAATTCTACCATTGGCGTTACCTCCGGTATGGGCTCAAAATAATCACCCGTAGTCTTCTTTTTACTCATAATGTCTGACTTTTATATTATTACTCAACAAATATATAAAATAAAAAAGACTCCATACCAAACAGTATAAAGCCCTATAAACCACAATCAAGAAATCCCTGCTTCTAACAACAAGGATTTCATTCTATACTCCCTAAAGAGCTTATATACATCGAGTCTTTCATATCGCAAAGATATCACTTTTATCTATATCAAAAAAATTATTATAAAATACACCTATACCAACAAAAAGACTTTATAAAAAAATTTATACGCGGGAGGGTAACAGATTGTAGTTTGACCCCTCCCTTCAATCAATTTTCGGGTAGGGGGGGTATAAACTATTTATCCGAAAAAGAGAGTCTTTTAT